GTTTAAGTCCAGAAACCAACTTGGGTCCGAAGACTTACGCTGGCCGGACGACTACGCATTGCGCGAGTCGTCCCAATAGCCTAGGTTAACCAAGCTACCCGTACCTGCGATGAGTATCGCATGGAAAACAGTTGCTCCGAGGAGGACCCCCGAAGCAACCCTGCCCACTTAATGAAAGGAGAAGCTCGTCCATTGGACCAACGATCAGCCTGTGCGCTAACGCGCAAAACAAGGCTGGTGTAACATTGTTGGTCTTTGTGCCACCTCGTGAGAGGCGACATCATGAACGGATCCTGTTCGACCCAGAAATAATGGTCGGACGGGGGCTCGTAATCAGCAATCTCCCAGACGGGAGTGCTCTCAAGTTGAGAGTACTGATCGGAAGGGCGTACGCGAGACACGAAACGGATGATTGGAGGAACGACCTCATAGAGGTAATCCCTGATCTCCCGAAAGTACTCACGCACGTAATCTTCGCGCTTCAATGTTTCATTAAAAAGCGTAAACAAGCTCTGGAGTGAATCCAGTCGCTTGGTCACGAAGACAGGACGAACGTTGATTCCCGAATGCCAATCCATTCCGCAACTTTCCCGGAAGGGACCTTGTGAAAAGGTCTTCCGAGGATTCGGCTGGAACCCATGGTGCCGCAACATCGCAACAACACGAGGAAACACAGACCTACGGACTATGATATCATCACCATAAACCCTGAAATCAGGATCTAGGCTACTTTCAGCATAGGCCGCGTGGCAGATTGACGCAAATATAAGCGTCTGTAAAGGAAAGCAAAACCCATTACCCATACTTACAAACTTGTGATAGGCCCTTACGGGCTCACCAGGTTGTTCATAGTATTTTGCACGATTGTTGTTCAAAAGATCGAACCAATCGCCCGGTAAAACATCCCGGACGACCTCAGTTGCCATAGTATCACTGGCAGAGCTGAGATCGATCGTGCAATAAGGGTCTTCTTGACCAGGTAGAGAACCGAGGTAGGCCAGGTGACAATTAGTTGCTTGGTCACTAAGGTCTAATCCAACGCGCCGTAAACGGCGACGAAGGATCTCGTCGATCCCCTTCTGAACGAAGGAGGACAACATGGGTTCAACCGCTATAGAACGATCCGTAGCGGCTGTCTTTGGTACGTAAGAAATTTTATTATGTCTAACGACAGCACTCATTCGCTTTACGTGCGCAACGAAGGCACGAGGGTTATAGCATGACGCTTTTACCCCTGACGAAGCAAATGAAGGGCGGATCGCCTCCCGGAACTGCACATTTCTGAACAGCCCGTAGGTCGCTAGTGGAACGGAGTCGGGATACACGGACCAAACCTCACTCATTAATTTCCGAGCAAGGTTTGTTGCATTACCGTGGACCCCGATATTCGCTCCGCCACCAAAGTCGCACTCATCCGCGATTTGTTCCGGACTAGGGATTTTCCCCAGCACGTAACTAATCCAGCCACGCATGTGAAACTTAAAACTTGCGTGTTTCTCAAACCCAGAAATTCGTTGGGCTCGAAAAAGCTTATTCACCCACCGACAACGCCTTTCGGCCTTATCGAAGGTCCTTCGCGCCGCCCCCGTAGGGTCGATGCTTGGGATCTCTGTTTTGGTGAAGGGATACTTTCTAATAAGTGCTGACAGCTGGTTCATCCTATAATGCACCATAGGCGTCGAATACTTCTGTTTCGACATAGAATCAGCCAGCGCGAGTAATAAATCGAACCGACGTACTTTTAAATAAAGCAATACGCGGAGCTCGATATCAAACTCGTACTGATTGGTCATAACAGCTTTAGCGATTACATCACTCCAAAGGGAGTGAGGGTCGCGGATCTGATGGCGCCTCAATGCGCGCCGACTCTTCTTTAGGATGGACATCACGTTCTCCTAGGTGTGAGAGATATTGACCAGTGCCAATATCCGGGCGGATAAATAATAGTAGGACTAAAAGTCCTAAAATTAAACCAATCTTAGCTTCCATGATTGAGATCTGAGTTAATTAGAATTAATTAACAATCAGTCCCTTCTTCATAGAATCCTTGAAAGGCGTCAGACCACAAAGACTGACGAAATCCGCCGCAAGAGTGTCTTGATCAGCCGCGGCGATGCCCACGGGATGAGACCACGCAAGTTCTGTGGTCGAAATCCCGGTGGTAGTAAGCGCACCCGTGAGGGTGTGCTGCCGCTGAAACTTGAAACTGCCTCTGGTATTACCGGAATAGGTCTTAGTGGGCTTTGCAGCCGTCCGTGAAACGACAAGAATGTCTTTCCACGAAGCGGTGTTTGCGGGGCCCCAATAAGGAATACTATCCGGGGTACGGGCAGCGTCAGCCGTGTAAACACGGGTTGCAATGGTCAAAGACATGAGGAATAACTCCTTAATAGTTTCAACGTAAACGTTGAGAGATGATGGTTATAAGGTCTCCGATCTTGAAATAGTCGTCTTGCACTCTTTGGACTGATTTATTTTTCCATTGAAGCGATGGACCTTCAAGTGTCGGCACTCGATAAACATCCTCGAGCGTATAAGTATAAGACCCAGACGGCTGCCGGCTAGTAGTCCAACCGGCAGTGTTATACGTTGAACTCCCGTAAGTACGGGTGAGCACCGTAGTGAACCTGGTGACGGTAAAATGTCCCAGGGTGTTACCTCTTAACGTTGGACTGAGGGTGCGTAATACTTCACCCACATTAACAAACCAGTCCGCTATGAACGACAATGGCAGTAGCTCCCAAGTTGCAGGTAGGATCTCATCAACTGAGATACCCCATCTGTCTCGGAGAACGTCAAATTCATACTGGTATAGCAAGCCAGCGTGAACTGAGACACTCGAGGTGATATTATCGGTGTATTGATAAGTGATTCCTTGAGATGTTAGAGACGACGAATTACTAGTCGTCTTGTTCTCTGCCATAAACGCTTGCGCTTTAGACCTAGTGGTCGAGCGCGGCATGTTAAGAGCCGTCATAAATTGATCAACTTCGTAAACAAGTGGACGAAAGCCGTATCGAATGCTCAAGTATTCATCTGAGACATCCTTCACGACTCTACCCGAGCGACTAGAGAAATCTTTCCAGTCTCTCGTGTAATATCCATGATCGTCCCAAACTCGGACCCCGCGATTGCCATCCTTTTGGAAAGCTTTCGTTAGGTCTTTGTTCCAGACAGTTTTACGTTTTTGGAAGTGATCCGCTATCTTGGCAGCCCCCTTGAAAGGGTTGCGCATATATTGGTACGTTTCCCGGAGCTCCGCCAACGAAACCAAGCCTTGAAATTCAGGCTGGATAACTCGTGACAGAGCCCTAGTAGCGCATTCAGCGCGTAGTGTGGAACCATCCAGTAAATGACCAACATTACTGACTGGCAGAACAGCGCCCATCCAGTTTTGACCGTAGTCTAGCCAGGAAGCACCGTTTTGGAACCGAGGTCCCGTAGAACTTGTAACCTTAGTGACAGCATTGCGCTGCATAGGGTTCACGATAATCTTACCTTCCGACTGGAGCTCGAAGAACCTTGGGGTGACAACGTCATCCATAGTTTCTTTCTTGCCCACTCCGATGGACGAGCTGTAATTGCCACCCGAACTATTAGTCCAGGTGACAGGCAGCAAGGTGGAAAAACCACCGCGTTCACGGTGTCGGGGGCCAGATTGTATCATGTTCAAGTTCTCCACATAAATTTATGACGAGCTAGGTTCAAACCTGGTTAAACGATCGATAGTTATATCGTCATCTTCACCTACGTAGTAAGCAGTATAAAAGATCTGCACCACGTCTTCAAGAGTTTGAGCCAGAGAAACCACATTGGAATCCGCTTCTTCAACTGATATACCGTCGATCATTGTATTCTCGATCAAAGACACATCTATTGCCATTATCTTGCGGAATAAATCACCCGCAGGACAATCACTCTCACAATGAATCGTGGGAGAGCGCTTTAGAGGGTCACTTCCCCAGTGATGGGAAAGAGTTTTGAGAAGGAGAGCAAAATCGAGGGTACCGAGCGTAATTAGCTCGGGGTTGAATGGGCGTTTCATAAGGTTCTCTCTTATAGCTCAGATCGCAGAACGCGAGGGATAGATCCC